ATAGATATACTTGACTTACTTAATATATAAAAGACGATTATGAGGAAAGAAAGAGAATTACAAGTGTACATGAGGAAAGAGGTGAGAAACATGAAATATAAAAGAATCGACAGACTTCAAGAGAACTAGACTAACTAGTTCTTTTTTTATTACCATCTCAGTGATGTCAGGGAGATGGTGTTTATTAATCTCTAAAAAAGATTTGCAAATATAAATTATTGAGTATAATATGAATGCTCTTAGACGAGCTTTAGAACTGTGAGAGGATTTGAAGTTTGTCTAAGAGGTTAAAACATAAACTGTTTCTTACCCTATGCACCCTCTCACTTAAGTGCAAAGGGTATTTTTTTGTATCAATAGTTACTAGGTATAAACTAGAGGTTAGTCCATAAATAACTTACACTGAGTGGGAATGCGTGTATCGCAACTAATGACAAGTGCTAAATTAAGTCGCAGGGGTGTAAGGCTAGTAAACAAACAATATACGAATATGTTTAAGACTAGTTAAGTATAGATGTTTTGGTTCTTATCAAACAGACTATAATCTATTTAAGATAGATGAGTGGTTGTGACTAACTCTTTAAGTTTCCTCCTTTAGTTTTATAGGGGTTTTACTAAAGGCAGGATTTAACTAGACACTGCACAAGACCGAATATATTAATTAAATCTATAGTTAATTATAAAAAGTCCTAAAAAGATTTGACTTTGTAGGATAAAAGAATATACTGTAGTTACATTAATAAATAACTAACTACTTATGACTACTGCAAATATAATTGAATTTCTAAAAATACAATCTGTTTACGATAACAAAGTAAGTGAATTAAGTATTGAGTTAAATGAAATAGCAATACAGTATCCATCTAAAATGGGTGGCGTAAGTGATGAAGGAAGAAAGTTAGAAACATATCAAACAATAATTAAAGAGTATAACTATAATTTCAATTTACTAAGAAAATTTAACTGATTAGATAGCTCTAAAAAAGCAATTAAAGCAATGGGTAGATTATGATTTATGGCAAGAAAAGAATTAAGAGAAAGCATTATTTAATAAATAAAATAAATGAAAGATATTAGAATAAGAAACACTCCTGAATTTGAGGAGAATATAAATATAGTTAAAGAATATTATGATATAAAGACTACTAGTAAAGTTATAAGGCAGGCAATAAAAGATTGTGCGACAGTAGCCAAACATAATTATTTACAATAAAAGTAATATGAAGAAACACTTATTAAAATATTCCTTATTCTATATGCTTTTATTATGAATGATAATATCAAAAACATTTGATTATGATAGAATAAGCCAATTACAATTTATGATTTATATCATAATTATAGAATTATCTATTATTAGAAATATGGATTTAAACACATAGTAAGATATTAATAACTTATAAATTATGATTGAATATAGAATCGTAAAAGCTGATAACTCTATTCTCCCTCAGATGTGAAAGAATAATTGGCAGTTAATACAAATACTAGATAACAAGATGTATTTCTCTAAACAAGTAAAGCAAGAATATAATGCAACTATCTGAGACAAGAACAAAGAATGGCTAGAGTTCAGAACTAAATACAAAGAAATAAAAGACTCTTGATTAAGTAGTAACGCATTAATAGTAAAATACAACAAGCTAACTAAGGAATGACTACATACGTCTATTATGAATAATTTAGATGACTATGCTAAACACTTAGAAGCTCATAAAAAGAAAGAATACTGATTAATGGCTCAGACTTATATAAATCAAGAAAGATACAGGGATAATTGGGAAGTAGTAAAGGTAGACTTCTGAAAGAAGTGGATCAATGATTTATTAAAAGAAAGATGATTTACTATCGAGGTATGTGATAATATAATAGGGGAAGTAAATGCTTGGGAAGTAAAACAAAAAAACGAGATGACTAGCTGAGTATTAGAAAATATAATTAAATACGTATTATGATAATAGTTTAATTTAATAATGATAACGGGTATGAAAAATGAACCATTAATATTTACAGTAAAACAATCTCTCTTTAATGAAGAGGTAAATAATTTCTTTTGACAAAGTATAGCAGAAATGTGTAACAGAGCATCTATTGATAGAGAAAAGTGGTTGAGAGATAATGTATGAAATTGGAAAAGATTACCAAAATTTATTATAAAAAGAATATTTCATCTTGATATACATATTCAAGATACATCTAAGAATAGAGAAAAATATATATTAAGAAGATTTTGAAAAGTAATAGCTGAAAAGACATTTTGCTCTTGGTATTCTGATGTATTGAATGATTAATTTAACCAAATAGAGAACAAGAAACTTTATAATATATAAGAGAATAGAATAATTAATAAAAATGAATTATGTATAAACTATTAAAAGAAATTTATAAAAAAAGAAAAGAAATGTGATGAACAGATTTCCAAGCTAGAATTTGTACTAAGTGGTTCTATATGCAACATAAAGATATGTTTATAAAACAATTAAACTATGATATCAGAGAAGAATTTAATAAAAGAATGATGGAGTTTGAAGCTAAACATATGGTAAGGATTAATAATTTATAATAAAAGGAATATGGAGGCTATAGATAATTTATTACATCGTAAAGTCCATGTAAAATGATGGAATAAAGCTTGTGTATTTAGATTAAGGATAATAGAAGATATGTATGCTATTATTGAAACAAAAAGGGGTAAAAAATATAAAGTAAATAAAGAGTTAATATATCCTATTAATAATAACAAATAAAACTATGAAAGAAGAAAAATTTTACTATTGAAAGTATCATACAACAGAACAAGAACCTGAAAGAATGATATGGATATGACCTATCACAAAAGAAGAAATGAAAGAGGATTTTGATGAATTTAGACATAATAAATATACTATTAATGGCTATAAGAAACACTTAAGTAATTAACCACTATATAAACTATGAAAGAACTAATAGAAGCAAGAATTAAAGAAATTCAGGGAACAAGAAGAGAATATGGTACTATTATTAGTACGGATTCAACACAAGCATTGAACCATGCACATAGATTTAGAGATATTCTAGAAATAGAATTTTTACACGAATTACTAGATAACTTATAGTTATATGCACGAATCCTTTTTTAAAGAATGAAAGAAGAAGAAAAAGAGTAAATGACGCAAAGCTTTATTTAGTAAAGAGACTAAAGTACAGATATTTGAAAGAGATAAGCACTGTTTATTCTGTCCTGATGCAATACAAGACTATCACCATATATTCTATGGATGAAACGCAGAGTATTGAGAGGAGAGAAACAATGTAGATAAATGAGTTTGACTCTGTAGGCATCATCATGAACTTATCCATCACTTTACAGATTGATCTAGTCAGAGTATAAGAGAACAATGTATTAGATACTTAAAAGAATATTATGAAAGAAAATAGAATTAAACTAATACTTCCACTTCCTCCATCAGTAAATGAATGTTTCAGATGATATCCAAAGAGAGTAAAAACAGATAAGTATAAAAACTGGCTCTCAGAGGCTTGAAATATTATCAGAGATAAAATGTACAATATTAGTGGTTCAGAATGGTTAGAAGCTAAAGTAATAGTATATACGGAACTGTTTTACAAGAATTGAAACAAGAAGAAACAAGACTTGGATAACTTCCTCAAACCTACCTTTGATTGTTTATGAGAATATATCCCCTGATTTAAGGATGAATATATAGTAAAGATAATAGCAACTAAGGTTGATAGTGATAGAAAAGAAATAGAAATAGAGATTAAAGAAATAATTAATAACTAAATAAAAAATGCTTACAATGAAACAGAACTTTACTAAGAAACAACGCTTAGAAATGATAAACAAATTAAATAAAGATAAAACCCTTACAGATAAAGAGAAGAGTTTTCAAGAATTTTTAATAAAGGAATAGATTATGGAAAATATAAAAGAAAGAAAAAGTCACTATGAAACATACTGCCATATGGTAGATGAAGATAATAGATTATCTTACTCATGATGGTATTCAACACTAGGTATTTGATATAAAGATTATGAAGATATGCTCACTTATATAATGCAAAAGAATAGACCTCAAACAAAAGCATTCATTGAATATAAAGAACTATGTACAGACTGTGAACCTTTTGATTTACAATGATTTAGAATGTATTTCACTAAAGATAAAAAAACAATAGAAGAAATATATGAGATGACAAAAGCGAACCCATACATATATAGATCACACATGACACACTTAAAACCACTTAAAAAAGTAAGTAAAACAAGCAGTAAAAACAGAGAAACTAAACTACAACAAAGATTAAGACTTAAGCGTATTGAATTATGACACATACTAATATAAAAGTAAACGATAGTCTTAAATTATTTATGAATAGCTTATATAAGAACCATGAATGACTATATGGACCAGATAAAAAATACTTATCAGAGCCTTTCGATGAATATGATAAGATTTATATAAAAGAAATAAACTGCATTAAATACGGGTTTGTTAAGTAAAAGAAAAAGATAATTGCATAATAACTTGCAATCTGTAATAAAAAGAATATACTTGAGTTATCAAATGAGATAAACAGAAACAAACTGACTGGTTAACATCTGCTTCTATCTAAATTGATTAACTCTTTATTTTTAAATATATGATTATGAAAAAGGAAGATATAATAAATGAAATGCAATTAGTTATAGATTGAGCGAATATGGAACTATCTAGATTAACTGATGCTCCAGAAGATGAGGAAAGAAAAAGAATAGTAAATATGCTTATAGCTAGACAAATGCAATCAAAATATGATTTTATTGATGCTTATAATGATGCTAAAGAAAGAAGAGCAAAAGAGGATTTAGATGATAATAAATAAGAGATGGAAATTAAATTAATAGATGATGATATGGTTGGAGAATTAAAAGCTCCTTTACCTGCAGAAGCTGTAACTCAACATCCGACTAAAACATATTTATCAAGCATTAAAGCTATTTATGTATTAGAAAGATTAAATGAAGTATTCTGAACGGGTGTATGGACTATTAAAACAGATCAAATATGAGAAGAAAAAAAAGGGATGGTAGTAGTTAAAGTAATATTTGAAATACCTACTTACTGAGTTTATTATGAATGTTTCGGTTGAAATGATAATTGATGAGAAAATAATAAGAATTTTGATCTATGAGACGCATATAAATGAGCTACAACAGATGCAATTACTAAAATATGTAGTTATATGGGTATTTGAATGGATGTATTTAAATGAAAGCAAAAATGATGAGCTAGTAAAACACCTCAAAAAGATGTATATGTAATGACTCAAAAAGATGTAGAAATATGGGAAGGTAAGATATACGGAAAATCAATTTACTTGAATTGAGAAAAGAAAACAATTAGTGATGAGCAAATAACTAAGTTAAAAGCTCATGAAAAATATGTAGAATTACCCCCTAAAAAATAGATTATGTATACTGAATTTTGAATCGAAGATTACGACCAATGGTTAGAAGATAACGCACCTATGAATAATTACTAATAACAAATAAAATGACAACAATAACTACACAATGAATAGTAGATAAATTAAATTCTATAACTATAGAATCGTTAAATAAAAAAGCAGATCTTGCTAATAAAAAAGAGGAATTAACAAGATTAGATCTATATAATGATATTCAGGATTTAGAACAACAAATAAGAGATTTAGGGAAAGAAGATAATGACATAAGAGAACAATGAAAGCAATTACTTATAGATAGTTGAGTTAAAAAATTTGAATCATTAAATGGAACTACTATACAATTGAATAAAAAACCTTGAAAATTAATAATTTGAGATGAAGATAATATTTGAGATGAATATAGAAAAATCAAAACAACAACTACAATAGATAAAAAAGCAGTTAAAGAGGATATTTTACAATGAGTAATTATAGAATGAGTTTATATTGAAGAAGACTACAACTTAGTGATTAAGCATAAATAAAATAATATGACAACTTTTGAACATATCCCAGAAGAAATACAAAGAGTATGAAAGCTCTATGCAATTGCAAAAGCAAACTTTGAAATGTTAGACGAAAGTAAGAAATCAGTATTAGCAATAGAAGCATCTAAAGCAAAAGGAAGTGAAGCAGCAAGAAACAGAGAAGCTAGATGTACAGATACATTCAGAGAATATCTAAAATGAGTACAGAGTGCTAGACAAACAGAGCTTGAATATAAATATCAGATAGACTGATTACAAATGAAATTCGAGTATTATCGTTCTTTAAATAGCTTAAAGAAAAAGGAGATGAGTAATTTTAATTAATAATTATAATAAAATGGAGATTATAATAGCATTAGTAATAGTATTAGTAATATTATTTGTAGGTTACAGTATAATACTAATTAGAAGAAATAATAAAATAACAACAGAAAATGAAGTTTTATTAGCAAGTAAAATAGATTTAGAATTTGCAAACTTAAATAAACAACAAGTTATTAGCCAACTAGAAGCAAAACAATCAGATATGTTCGATATAACAAACGAACAAGAGAAAGAAATAATTGAACTAGAAAGAGAAGAACATAATATGCAAACAAATAGAAACTATTACAGAAAAGACAGAAATGAAACTAGAAAAGAATTAGAAGAATCAATAATCATTCTGACTAAAATAAGTGTAGAGACTAAAAACAAAGAACATATTGAAGCAATAGATAAATTTATATTCAAAAAATAAACAAATGAACTGAATCCCAATAAAAATAAATAGTAAAAAAATAGAAATGATTAGAGATATGCTCTGATTTACTCAGGAAGAAATAGCAGATGAAATATGATTAAAACATAGAGCATATGCATATAATTTAGAAAAATGAACTATGAAACCTGAACGTATAAAGTTATTAGTTAAAGTGTTAAACATCAGGACAGAGAAGTTAATTAGGTTATTTAAAGAGATAAAAGAAGAGGATATTATTATATAATTGCATAAAAACTTGCAATCTGTAATTAATATGATATACTTAGAGAGTAAGGTAAATAACTTACATACTTTAATAAATAAAAACAATACATGACAAATACAAAAACAAAATTAATAGCATATGCAGAAGAGAATAAAAGGGAAACAGACAGGGTATTAAATATTGGGGCATGAGTTATATTATTTATGGGAATGATATTCGCTATAAGTATAGCTAGTGTAACTCCAGTTGATGCAAATAATGCATTATGTGAAAATCTATATAGAACAAATATAGAAGAAGCTAAAAGATTAGGATGTGATTTGAATGCAATAGAGAAAGATATAATGAGAGTAAAGAGGTGAGAATTACCTAAAGATTTAAAGACAAGTGTAAAATACTGAAAATATAATCAATCAGTCATTGTATATGAAAATCAAGCACAAGAAATGATTGATAGAGGATTAAGTAAAACAAGAATACTAGATTTACTTACTCTGAAAACAATGGAATGTAATAAATATAACTGAGATTGTGAATGATTTAGTTGATGAGATTATTGACCATTCCAAATTAACCAAATACATAGAGAACAATATAATGAATCATATAAATATAAGAAAAATAAAGATTGGGCAGGATTATATAATTATCAATTAACTTACGCTAATAAATTAGTACAAGGTTATATGGATTGAAATTGTAGCTGGGAAAATGCAAGAATCTATAAAAGAGAATGAGAAACAACTAACGAGAGAAGGTATAAATGCGTGGCTATAAGTTACAATGGTAGTCCGAGATACAAACATACTTACGCAGAGTTAGGATGGCTTAAAAGGCAAATAATTAGTGATTATATGTTTAACAACTTTTTTTAATTTAATAATAAAATAATAATATGACAATATTAAGAACATATTTAAAAAATAGAAAAAAAGAATTAAATGAGCTATTAGGAAAATTTGATTATCAAACAGATAAAGAAAGATTAAATGAATTAGAACAATTAGAGAAATTTATCGAACGAGTAAAAGTTGAAGTTAATAACCTATAAGATAGTATGAAAGAAAGAATTAGACGATTAGAAGAAAGAAAGAAATTCTTCACTATGTGGTATTACAGAAACCCAGAAATATGTTGAATACAATTAACAGAGATAGAGAGGAGACTTAATTTATTAAGAAAGTAGTATGAATAAAGTTGAAGAGTTAATAGAGGAACAAACAAGTGTAATGGTACTAAAAAGTACACTCTTACATATAGATAAAAAGAAAAATACTTGTAATCCTGAACAAATAAAACAATTAGAGCAAGTACAGGAGAATATAAGAAAGAGAGTAGACTTATTAACGAAATTATTATGAGAGAAATAAAATATCAAGCGTGGAATTGAAAGGAAATTATTATACATTCTTCTTTAGTGAATTGTTTAACAAGGCATCATACGCCGATATTACCCATATTATTATGATGAGAAAAACATATTACTATTATTGATGGTATACCAAAAGAAGAATGGAAGCTTAGAGAATACACATGACTCAAAGACAAGAATGGTAAAGAGATATATGAAGGGGATATAATTAAGTGAAGAGTTACTGACAAAAGATGTATTGATTGACATATGATTGTTGAAAAAGAAAGAATATCTAATGATTTTACAGATGTATATTGATATGATACTTTATGTGAGTTATGAGAAGTAATAGGCAATATATACGAAACCCCTAATTTTTTAAATAAAAACAAATAATGGAAAATTTTTCACCAGATATTATTCATAAATCCGTTACAGTTAATGACTTAAGGAATAGTTTAAAAAAAGACTATATAGAAAATAGAGATAAAAAAGATATTCCTTATTGTTGAAGTGAAGCTATTAAAATTAAAACAGATGTTTACAGGACTTTATTACTTGAATTAGTTTAATTATGAAACTTAATGAACAATCAACTGAATATTTAAATTCAGAACATGAAAGATTAGAAGAGAATAAAGATTTTCATGAATGAGATGAAATAATGCTAGAAGCTATAGATATAGCTCAGGTTAAAATAATGGACATTCTAATGGAAAGAAAGAAACAAAAGGAAATGAATGAGGAGATAGATCATGAGATTGATGATAGAAGTTGATTCAATGATGTATTAGTAGGGAATATTAGTATTTAATTTTTAATAAAAAATAACATGTATAAAATAACAATAGAGAGAGTAGAAGAAAAGGAAGTTATAAAAGAAGAATATCAGATGATTAAAAGAAAAGAATGACCTGATGACAAAGATAAATGGGGCTATGTTTCTATACCAAATATTCAAGAGGTAACGACAGAATTATATTCACAGAGTATCGAAAAAGATAGTTTTGATATAAAAAATAAAAAAGGTTATAGATGCTTTTAATCAGTAATATAAAACAGTTATGGTAAGACCAAGGATTATTATAGAAGAGTGAGATGTATTCGGTAAATTAACAATAATAGAAGAACTAGATCAAAAAAAAGAAGTAAGATATTTTGATTGTAAATGTGATTGTTGAAGGATTACTTCAGTTGCATTAACTAATCTTAGACAATTAAAAATAAAATCTTGCTGATGCTTACAAAAAGAAATAGTAATAAAGAATAATAAGAGAAGAAAACACTTAACATAAAAACTATGGAAACAACTAATAAAAGACTAAGAATACAAGACATAACAGAATCTAATGATGTCCCGAAACTACAAAAACTACATGGGAAACTTGATATCATAAGAACTCATAATGTTTATTATATAATTGAGTTAGAAGCTTTCAAGAAAAAGATAAAGGAACAAATAGATATTTTATTAAAATAGAATTATGAGCAATTTTACAAAAGAAGTATGAGAGGATAAATGGTATTGTATAGATGATCACTTTTGAAATCATAGATATTGATATGTTAAGATGACACAAGAAGAAAAAGAATCTGATAGTGCTTGGTTGTCATTTAATATTGAATGAAGAGAGGTTTTGAATGGTGAAAAGTTTAGTGAAATAATCTTGAAAAATAGCATTAAATCATTATAATATATAGGCTATCTAGATAGCAGTGTAATGGGAAGTCTCCTTTCTTCCTGTTACACATTCATGATAGAATGAGTAGAAATTCTTGTTCTGTCACCATAAAGTGTAGGCAGTAAGCACTATAAACACCTCCAGAAATCTCGGGCTGTCGAGTAAGTGCAAGGGCTACACTATAAAGAGGCTCTATATGAACAAACGTAGGGAAATCTATCGTTTATTCACCATACAAACTTAGGAGATACAAGATATGCAAAGTTCGATAAACAAACAAAAGAGAACAACTAACAAGAAACGAAGAAGACGCAGAAAAAGAACTAAGTAAGTAAAAACTGAACTATTGGGAAATCCCTAATAGTTCAACACTTTAAAATTTAATAAAAGGAAAAGATGGAAGATAAAAAAAGAATTGTAGATTATGTAAGATCTCTTGATGTCTTAACAGAATACCAACAAGAAAAGATTATAAAATTACATATAGAAAAAAAGAATGAAGAGAGGAATGATTGATATAAAGAATGAGTAGAATATGTGAGACGAGTTAAAGAAAGTGAATTAGCAGAAGAACTTGTTGAAGATTTAATGGATTTAGTAGAAAGGGTGAGAGAAATAAAAAACAGATAAACTAAGAGGGTTAAACTCCCTCTATAAATATATAGGATGGAGTACGTAAAGAATAAGTTATTGGATAGTTTGATACACTAGAAAAACAAAGCACCCAATATTAAATACTGACTTTTATAACAGCAACTTGTAAGTCTTAGAATTAATCAACTAAGCATCACTTAAATTGGTTATAAATAAACCCAGCTTACTCATTGCATATTCCCTTTTATATATTTAAGAATAAAAGGATGAAATGATTATACGCATGATATGTATGTAGAAAATGTAATACATGAAAGAATCATGATATGAATAGAATAAAATTACCATATAATATGGAAGAGACACAAAGAAAAAGATATTGATCTAGCATATGTGATAGTTGTAAAATAACAGTACTGAAAGAAAATGAACTAGAACTCATTCATAAATTAGAGGAAGAAAGAGAAGAACTTATAGATAAAATTGCTATAATAAATGGACACCTTACTAATATAAAATACTTATAAGATGAACAAAGAACTACTAAGACATATAGAAATACTAAAGACAGTACCAGAGATTAAAGAGAGTATTGAGGAATTGAAATTTGGGTGTGTTATAAAATGGGACTTATGATATTTAAAATATTTATGAGAATTTACTGATTTTTCAGATTATGGGAATTGAGAATTATTACATAAGTTTTTAAGGGAAAGTTGATGAACTTTTGAATGTAATCATCTACCAAAAACTGCAGAAATCATATGACAAATATCCGAAAGGTATTTAAGAATGTTTTGTAAGGAAAATCAAATATCATTTAATTATTGACATAATTGTTTAAGGTTATGAATTGTTTGAAGTTGAATAAATACTCCGAGATATAGTGATTCAAAACCCTACATGGAACAATCAGAAGAGTTCTTTAAGAAACTAAACGATTGGATTTGCAAGGAGTTTTCTATTGATATAAATTAAAATTATGAGAAAAGAATTGATTATTAAAATATGAGATAGATATAATCATCTACTAATAGTAAAAGAATTATCACCAGTAATTACTACGCAGAAGATTAGAAGATTTGAATGTAAATGTGATTGCTGAAATACAATAAATGTACAATTGAATAATTTAAGGAGTAATCAAACTAAATCTTGTTGATGCTTAAGAGTAAAAAATTCTTGATGAATTACTCATAGTATGAGCAGAAGTAAAATATATCATTGTTGGAGTAATATGAAAGATAGATGTATTAACTCTAAAAATAAAAGATGGAAACATTATTGAGGACGCTGAATAACTTATGACAAAAAATGGGAAGCCTTTGAATGATTTTATGAAGATATGTGAAATGATTATAATAAATGATTAACTCTCGATAGAAGAGATAACGACTGAATCTATAATAAAGAGAATTGTCGTTGGATCACAAATGATAGACAACAGAGAAATAAATCTAATAACAGAATATACAAATGAAAATGTATAACCGAATGGTGCGAAGAATTATGATTAAATAGGAATACAATTTATAGCAGAATAAATATATCTTGAAAAACTATTAAAGAAGCATTATGATTATAGAAGAGGAATTTAAAATTAATAAATAAAAGGATGAAAACAATAAACCCAGAACTGAGTAAGAGATTAGCTCCTTATTTGGAGGATGTAGAGACAGATCATGTTTTAATGGAAAATGTATTTTGAGATTATGTCCTATGAGATGAGATATCTATGTGAACATTCAATCCAAAATGAGATAAATATAAGACTCTAACATTAGAAGAAGCTATTGATTTTATGCCTAGAGATATTTTGAATTGAGAATTAATGTTTAGTAAATATTCCTGTAGGTATGAAAATGCTTTATTAGATTGAAATCCTTGATTATTAATGTTTAATTGAAAAACTCTCCTACAAGCAATAGAAAAGATGCTAGAATATTTACTTGATCAATGATTATTATGAAAGGAATAGAACAATACATAGAGTTTGCTATTAAGAATGGGTATGGATGAATAAATAAATACCATTTCAATGGAGCTGATATAGAAGAGATACATATGAATGATGACTGAAGACCTTGGAATATAAGTACAACATATATCATCACAAGCAAGGAGTATTTAGAATCTGTTGCTAGAGGGATTACAGATCGAATGATATTAGGTTGAGAGAAAACATATACATCAGAGTTTTTAGACTTATTAACTCATACGCAAGCTATAGCTATTAGAGACAATAAGCTACCAGAATATATAAATAACTTACTCCCATGAAAACAATAATAACAAGAACTATACATCATTTTAATCCAATAAGATGAACCACGAATAGTAAAATAGATGCAATATCTCTTTCATTGGATATATGAATTAGTGCTAGGGGTATAGAATCTAGTAATACATATATCAGTCGGACAAATTGTGTTTATGAAGCTGAAGATCAGGAAATAGAAGAATTAAAAGAGATAAAATTAGATTTTTGGATAGATGAATTTTGAGTCTATCATAGGAATAAAAAGGATGAACAATGATGTAATACAAATATTTATAAATAACTTACTATGAGATGACTAAGCAAGAAAAGATAGATGCTATATATGATAGCGATAAAATAGCAGGTAGATTCTGGGGAAATAGATTAGAGATTAATCTAAATGAAGTGTTATCAATGTTATATAATTGGCAAAGTTGAGAATGGAAGGTATTTGAAGAAAATTCACAATTCCCTCAAATTATACTTAAAGTATGTGATTTATATGAAAATAAAAGAAAACCAATAGAAGAACAATCAGAAGAATGTATCTCGTATATTTTTAACTTACTTAATGAATGAAAGCAATAAAGAAACCCTGTATTGTAATTTGTAATTAAATGAATATAATGAGAGTACTTAATCTTAACTATATTATTATGCCGAGCGATACAGTAAAAGAAAGAAAGAAAAACCTAAAAAGAAAAACTAAGGTAATTAGAAGAAAATAATAACTTAAAAGCAGGAGAAATCTTGCTTTTTTGTATATTTAGGTATAATAGATATATAAAACACACATAATAATAAATAGTGGGGGAGTATGTGTGTTGTATCCCTCACTTACTTTTTTAAACACACAATCATGACAGCACACGAATCAAAAGAGAATTACGTAATAGAAGCTATTACAAATAATGAATCAAAAGCAAAAGACATCAAAACAGAAACAAAGCCTAATTGAGATATGACATTCTTATTCAAGGTAGGAAGAAAAAAACAAAAAATAGAGTTAACAAACTTAGAATATGAAATGGCAATGGCAAAGACTAAAAAGCCTTTTGTAGAACCTATGCAAAAATACCTCAAAGAACTAGATGAAGCTACTTCAGCAGTAAGAGAGAAATACAAAGACTTCCTAGAAGATTACACAGAAACAGTCTCAAGAGAAACGGAAGAATTTGTAGTAAAGAAGATTAACGCTTATTTTAGCTTAGAGGATGATCTAGGTCTGATGAAATAAATTATGAGCAATTGAAAACAAGCATTTAAGCATTGAATGTCTAATACAAAAATATACAATGTATGGAAGCAAGTAAAGGTAAGGTGTTATAATAAAAATTCTAGTCGTTATAGCTCATATTGAGCTAGATGAATAATTGTTTCTTCCGAATGGCATGATTTTCAAAATTTTTACAGAGATATGTGACCTACTTATAAAGAAGGGTTAACTCTTGATAGAACAGATAATAATTGAAACTATTGTAAGGAAAATTGCAGGTGGGTAACATATAAAGAGCAGATGAGAAACACAAGAAGAACACTCCTATATAAATGAAAATGTGCTAAAGATTGGTGTATGGAACTATGAATTAACTATTCCACTTTTACTACAAGAATTTATAAAGGTAAAACATTAAAGGAAGCATTAGAATTAATATAGTATTAACTAAATAAAAATGGAAGATTTAAGAGAATTACATAAGTTAAAGTTTGGTAAGTATCCATCATCACAAATGAAGGAAGAAACACTTATTGCAAAGCTTAAAGAAAATATACCTGTATTAGTAAAAGATGAACCTAAAAAAGAAATACATGCTGAAGTAATATCAGATATACATTTCATAAATAAAAAAGAACCTGCAATGACTACTATAGAAAATATGGTTACTAAAGTAATTGTACCTATAGAAGATAAAACAGTAGTTAGAATGACTACAAGAAGAAGAAACTGGTTAAAAAGACAAGAAGCACTTAATAAATAAAAACATATGTTAGACTGGTATAAAGTATGAAATCTATGCTTTGATACAAAAGAGCAATGAGAAAAAGCAATAAAGAACTTTGAATACAAACAAAGAAACAATGAATTTGTAATAGAAGCTAAAGACTCCATATGAATGAGAGATTTATGGTTCAATACAGAAAAAGAAGTAAAAAACTTTATAGATACAGCTAAGGTAGAATTAGATAATAAATAATATGTTATGATAGAAACAAAGAGATCAGATAAGAAAACTGATTCAAATACTCAAAAAACTGTATGAAGAAATACAGATAGGACAGAAGAGTGTGTAAGTAAATTAGAAGAGATATTAAGAATAGATTGAACTGTAAAGGAAGCTTGTAGTTATGCTAATATAGCAAGAACAACATATTATGAATGGCTTAAAGTAGACGAGTTATTTAAGAACAGAATGGAGGATGCCTCAGAATACGCATTTATAGTAGCTAGAAAAACAATAAATAAGGCAATAAGAGAATGAGATGGAAAGCTCGCATTAGATATAATGAGAAGAAGAGATAAGAGATATAGAGACAAATCTGATAATAATATGACATGAACAGTGTCATTATTGCAATTACATGGTGAAACAGTAGAAAATGATGAAAATTGAGATGACTCAGAATAGCCATTAACTTAACTATCTGTACCGTATGAATCAAATTAAACAAACAAACAAAGATATTATAAATATATGGTCTAAATCGCCTACTAAATTTATAAAAGCGATATGGTGATTAACGCCTCAGAAGATCCTTCCTAAAAATAAGGATTTTTATTTGTCTGTATTAAAAAGAGCTGAAACAGATGATAATATCTTATGAGAATTAAAGAATGATATGTTTGAACCATTTAAAAAAGGTCAACAGATAACATGGCAACAAGCATTAATTATAAGATCATTAGAAAGAGCTGTAAATTGAGAATGACGACGTAATATATCTATTAGAACATGACATGGTATATGAAAATCAAATATAATGAGTAAAGTTATAATTTGGTTTCTTTTCTGTCATTATAAATCTAAGATATGATTAACTGCACCAGATGCACAAACACTTTACGATGCTCTATTCTCAGAGGTAGGTAAAGCATTATGAGATATAAAGAAGGAGGAGATTAAATCAATGTTCGATAAGACAACAGATTATCTAAGAGTTGTATGAGCTGAGGATGATTGGTTTGCTCGTTGTAAAACAGGTAAGAAAGAAAATCCAGAAGCATTAGCTTGATTGCACGCAGATAATATTATGTTGATAGGAGAAGAAGCTTCATGAATACCAGAAGAGATATTTACATCATGACAATCAAATCTTACTTGAGATTTAAGTATATTTATATTGATATGAAATCCTCTTAGAAATATAGGATTCTTTTATGAAACATTTGGCGATCCAGATTGGGCAAATTTACATTTTGATGGTGAACAAAGCCCTATTACATGAGATTATCCATCAAGGATATCTAAAAAGTATGGTAAAGATAGTGATGAATATAGAAGAAGAGTATGATGACATTTTCCAAGAGAGGATATACTTGACACGAAAGGTTATGTTCAATTAATAATGAAAGATGATATAAAGAAACAAGCGTGACTTCACCTGTATTGAGAGAGAAAAATGTTATGAGTAGATTGTGCCTGAGCATGAAAAGACCTTACTACATGGGTGTTAAGAGATAATATATGATCTGTTATAGTATGAAGTGAAAAGATAAGTGATCCACAGAGTATAGCAACCAAGACTCTTACATTAATGAAACATTTCTGAGTAGAGGCAAATGATGTTATTATTGATAATTTCTGAGCAGGAGCAAACGTATGAATGCTTTTAGCTAAGGTTTGATATATGCCAAGACCTATATATGTGTGAGAGAAAAAAATATGAGGTAAGGAAATAATAGAGGATGGTCAAAAGATGTTAAATCTAAGATCATTACTTTATTGGAGAGCAAAAAAATGGATAGAATGATGAGGAATATTAGATGAAAATGAATCATGGAAAGAATTAGAACATATTAGATATAAAAGGAATCTAAATGATCAAATACAAATAATGAGTAAAGAAGAGATGAGAAAGGAATGATATAAAAGTCCTGATTTTGCAGATGCTCATAGTTTAACATTCATTGAAACAGATTTGAGTCCTAAAGATGATTGACCTATAAACTTTGATTATTCATGAGGATTATAAAAACTTGCATTAATGCTTAATATCCGTATATTAAATACAACTACACACATACACAATTAAACTATAACTTAAGTTTATGACTGTAAAACCAAGACTTCCGATTTCGGAAAGTGAGATAATCACACAAGTACAACAAGAAAGACAACTATGAGTTAATTATGTCGACCAAAAAAGACAACTATTCCTTGAAAGATTACAGTTATATACAAATATAGCAGAACAAGGTGGTAAATGAGATAAAGTATATGTAAGAGCTATTCGTTCTACTATGCTTACTTTAATGAGTCTGTACTATTCAGATGAAATCACAATCAATTTTGCTGGTAGACAGTTATGAGATGATGAATTAGCAGATAATTATAATAATCTTGCTGTTTTCGACTATGAAGAAATGAACATGGAGAAGTTAACTTATGATGTTCAATGGAATAGATTATTTTATTGAGTAGGTATAAGAATATTTGATCATTGGGATGAAGTAAGAAATGTTCCTGTTTATAGATCAGTTGATCCTATTAGTTGGATTCCTGATCCATTAGGATATATAGACAATCATAGATTTCATTGATTTGAACTAGAAGTATTAGATCATGATTTAACAACGGATATTTACTTTAATGTTGATAAAATACTTCCTTCTGAATCAGAAAGAGAAACAAGAAAAAGACAACAACTTCAACAATCAAGACAATTAAATGGTGGAAGCTTACAAACAGACGCTCAACCTATTTATGGAATATATAATCATTATACAATCATAAAAGGTAAAAAGTATTTAGTTACTTTAGCTAATGATCAAACTCTTCTTATTAGATTTGAGGAAGTTAAGCCAGTATATGAAGAAGAAAAGAAAGATGAATCACTCATTAAGTTTCCAGTTATACTTAATCATTATGAACCATTCAAAGATGATCCATTTGGTATATGTATTCCTGATTTATTAGAAGATAAACAAAGAATAGAACAATTATTCTTGAATTTAAATAGAATTAAAGCAGAACATGAGGCTTGGGGAGATACTTTCCTAGTTGATACATCTGCAATTAAGAATCTAAATGATTTAAGACAACACACTCAAGGTCCTAAATATGTAAGAGCTGATCTTAGCAAAAATGCTAATCCTATTAGGGAAGTAGAAAGAGGAAGAATCAAACAAGACTCACTCAATATGGCTCAAATAATTAAAGCTCAATGAGCTGCTGATATTTGACTAGATGAAAGAGCTATAGGTTGAACTCCTGAAAGAGGGATAACTGCTACAGAGAATCAAAGAATACAAAGAAACCAGAATGTTAAACTTGTTCTTAATAACAAAATTAACCAATGGGGTGAAAAAGATTTCTGGAGAAACTGGTTAAGAGCATATTATGAATTTTTTCCATTCAATGGTGAGAAGAATATTATGTTACAAAACTCTTTCGGTAATGTAATACAATCAATTAAAAGAAAAGACATAGACACTTGAGCAAATATTGATATTAAAATCATCAATAAGAGCGAAGATGAAGCATTAAAAGAACAAGAGAAAGCTGGTTTACTTGTCGTAGCTGATTTAGTATTAAATGATCCTACATCTCCAATTATCAGTAAGACATTTGCAAAAAGAAGTATTGCAAAAGCTAATAGCTTAGATAAAGACAAAATATCTGTATTATTCCCTGCTAGTATTGAAGAAATGCAAGCAAAACTTGATCTTGAGTTACTCAATAGAGATATGGAAGTAGCTGATATAGAAGACCTTGAAGAAGATCATATGACTTATATCGTTGTTTACGGTAAAGCAATGGATACAGATGCAAGAAATACAGCTATACAAGCAAGAAGAGAAGCATTTATATTAAGCTGACAAAGTAGAAAAGAACAAGTTCCTGAACAATGAGGATGAGTTTTATGATCTACAGCAGCTCAGTTTACTAATGCAGCTATACAACAGTCATCAGGTTGACAGGAAGCAGCAAGTTTAGCAGATGTAACTACTCAATAACACACACATTATGGTAAAAGCACAACAATTAACAGCAGAACAAAAGATTATATGAGATATGCAAAGATTACAAGCTTCTAAATGATGGAAGTATGTAATCAATGCTTTACAAGAAGATAAAGACCGTTTAATTAAACAACTTGTATATGATTTTAAATGAAAAGATATAGAAAAAGAATACAGTGAAGCTGATATTTGGAGGTATAGAATAGAACTTATAGAAGATTTAATCTTAATGCCGCAAAGAATTAAAGAAGAATATGATCCTGTTATAGATATAGACTCTCAACGTATGTAGAGAGTACTCATTAAATAAATGACGATTTATCTAATGAGCAACTCTTTATATATCGCAGATTAAACTGCATAATAAATAATTTTTAATAAAGAAAACATGACACACGAAGATAGCCAAGACTCAGGCACAAATGAGAACGAAGTAGAAGAAGAAGTAATTGAAGAAACGACTGAGGATACTCAAGAAGATTCTGAAAATGAAACTAAGGCTGCTAAAAGTAAATCCAATGTACCTAAAATATTAGCAGAAAGAAATAAATACAAGGCAGAAGCTGAAAGATATAAATCTGAGGCTGAGTCTAAAGAATTTTCACAAGAGCAAGTTCAGGATATGATAAACGCTGCTATGGCAAATAGAGAAGCTGATAATCTCAAGAATCAAGAAAGAAATAATTTCCTTGAGACTTATGGAGAAGAAAATCTATGAGCTGTAGACGCTGTATTACAAGAACATGAATCACTTTCTTATGAACAAGCTGCTACTATTGCAGGAATTGGGGTTACTAAACAAAGCAATCCTAATAAATATAGTTTTGCAGGAAATACTCCAGCCTCTATAAAGAAAGCTAAAACTACTCAAACTTTGTCCGATGATGAATTAAGAGCAAGTCTAGTCGATCAATTCCAAGACGCTGGATATAGAAATGCACACTAATAAAATGGATTGTTAATTTATTAACAATAACCATTATAATCATGGCAACTACTACAACGTGAAATATAATGACTTCAGGTTCTTTATGAGAATTTATACAAAGAGAAGCCATTAGAAACTTTGAAGCATCTTTATTCTTCAAACAAACAGGTAAAATCGTTTCACTTCCTTTCGGAATGAATAAATATACTTTCCCAACAGTTGATAAGAAAGATGGAGCAGCTATTCAGTTAACAGAAGGTGTTACACCATCTGAAACTTCTTTCACATTAACAAATGTTGAAATTACTCTAGCTCAATTTGGTTCTTTCGCACTATTATCTGATGTTGTTATGACTGACTCACCAGTTAATGCTGTTCAAGAAGCTGCATTTGAATTAGGAAGAGACCTTGCGAATAAAGCTGATGCTATTATTCAAGAAGCTATTGATGGAGGTACTAATGTTATCTTTGTAGGTCAAACTTCAAGAGCTGCAATTACTGCTACTGACATTCTTACTGCTAGAGATTTAGCACAAGCAGTATCTGGACTTAAAGCTAATGATGCTCCATTCTTTGATGGACAATCATATGTTGCTATTATGCATCCTGATGTTGCATTTGATTTACAACAAGAAACAGGGACTGGTACATTTATTGATTTAAATAAATTTACTGACGGTAATGCCATTAAACCTCTTAAAGGTGAAATGGGAACATTATTCGGTGCTAGAGTTGTTGCATCTTCAAATGTACAATTCTTCGCTGATGCTGGTGCAGGTAGTGTAGATGTTTACCCTACTTACGTAGTTGGTAGAGATGCTTACGCAACTGTTATGGCTGGTGGAATGGAAACATTCATAAATGGTCTAGGTAGTGAAGGTTCAGCAGATCCTTTACATCAAAGACTTTCTGTAGGTGGTAAAGTTAGACTAGCTTCTGCTATTCTAAAAGATGATGCACTTTTCAGAATTGAATCATCTAGTTCATTAGGTGCTAACGTATAGTCACTTAACCATTAAGAGAGATTAACTCTCTCTTTTTGCTTTATTTATCAATACTGGTAGATAGAGCAGAGAGAATTTAATAATTAATTATTCATCATGGATGTTAATACAGCTAGAGATTTATGAAGAACTTTAACACACACTGATTCTGACCAGATAACAGATGCACAAGCATTACAATACTTAAATATTGTTTATCATAATATAGCAAATGCTATAATGGAAATAGATGAAGATTATTTCTGGGATATATTCACTACAAGTACTGTACTTGATCAAAATGAATATACTTTTTCTATTGCATCATCTACTTCTCCTTGAATGAAGAAAATACAAAGAATACAGATTAAATGGGTTGCTACGGATGATTTTCAATCATTAATACCTTCTGATACTCTTGCAAGCTATCCAACCTCTACAGATAGAATAAATACTAATTTTTCTACTTCTGAAGGTTTCTTTGATATAAAAGATGGAAGTTATTTTATATATCCTGCTCCTGCTGAGGCTGTAACTGATTGAATAGAGGTACAGGCTACGACAACACTTGTTGATTTGATTGCATGAGGGGCTGAAACGACAGTATTTCCAAGAAATAGTGAATTAAGAGACTATCATCAATTACTTTCTATTTGAATGAAACAATACATATATAGTCAACAAGGATTAACGAGTGATAAGAATGATTCTATTAATGAATATAAAGCAGCATTAGACGATATGCTTGAGACTGTTAAGGATAGATTCTTTAATCCAGTTGTAGCAGTATTACCAAACTCAATAAATCTTAAAAACTAGAATATGGCTAAAATAACTTATCAATGATTTGAAAAATGAATATCAATAGATGACTATACTACAAAAGCTCATCAAGTTTTATTCAGTACTTGACTAGATTTAAACAGTGATACTTATTCGGTACAATTAGAAGCTAAACTCACAGAATGAATCACTACTAACTGAAAAGATATGGAAGGTTGGTTTTATGTTGAAGATTCTGGATGAAATAGAACAGCAGTAGCAGCATGAGAATCATGACAAGTATATAAAGTTACATGAACTAATGACACTCCAGACTTTACATTTGCAGATGGTAGATTAGTACATAATACAATAAATGTATGAGGATTTGTTTATTATATAAGATGATCAACTTCAAGTGCAGTTCGTATAGGTAAAATGGATGAAAACAATACATGAATTACATGAGTTACAGAAACACTTTCTACTACATGAGATACGATCCCTACATGAACATTAAGAAGTACATATCCTGTATACAATTTCAATGATGAGATACTACTGATTGGGATTTGATGAACATTAATGACACTAGATTCAAATGATGTTGTAATTAATTTTGAAATATTTTCAGATGCTATAGTGGGGATAGAAAAATCATGAAGCCAATTTAAAATATATTCAAGTAATTGACAAGTATCATTCTGGTCTTTTGGAGCTTCTAGTATAAATGAATCATACCAAGTCAATGATTTCATCAGATGATCAATAAACAGAGGTTGAGTAGACTTTATGGTGTCTGGTTTTAATCCGGATCAAACTAATATAAGCTTAACTTCTTGATATCAAGCTCCTATTATCGCTTTTAAATATGATAGTGATAGGTTAACCGTACCAAAGTTTAAAACAGTAATGGACAGGCCTACTCAATTAGCTAGAATATGAGATACAATATATTTTACTAATGAAGATGACACTAATAATCAATCATTATGGAGTTATGGGAATAAACAGAGAGCATTATGAGATGCTTTTCAAGAAATAGTACTTCCTCATCCTACAAATGGTAGAATAAAGAGTCTATTTGGATTTCAATGACCTTGATTAGACACTATACATATGGGCGTTATAATAAATGGTACAAGACAGATAGCAAAATATGAAATAGGTTGAACAAGGCAGACAACATGACATATGATATTAAATACTTTAGACTGATGAGATAGAACAGTTAAAAAGAAAATAAGAAGAATATTTGTTACTACGAGTTGAACTTCTACAGATAATCCTATAAAAATAAGCGCTAGTTATAATCAATGAGCATTCGTAGATATAAGAACAATCACTTCAGGTTGAGATTCTACCAGAACTATAATTTCAGAACATACTGAAAGCTGGATTGACGTTAACTTTAGAATAGATTTAACTGATTGATGAACTGGAACTCCTAAGTTTCATTGAATGAGAGTAGTTTATGATATAATTGAAGACTAATGGCAAAAGAAAAAGAATTTAAACCAGATTTCCTTAAAGAAGAAAGCTTTGAATCTGATATACCATGATTATGACCTGAGATGCTTGATACTGATGCAAGTGTAAGATGAAGTTGATCATGAAAAGTAGAAACTCTTACATTTACTAGAGCCTCTTCTGTATGAACATGAGATCAATCATTTACTTGATTTTCATTTACTCCTACTCATTATACAATATTAGCGTGGAGAGACGCAACATGATTAGAGTGTATATCTCATGCTTGAATAGACGCTGATTGAACTCAATGGTGAACTAGTATAAGACCGAATTGAGCTTCTCAGATAGAAAGTGCTAATACAACAAGTGTATTTAGGGTATTCTTTACCAATGCTTGAGGTTGAGATACAAGAGCAACCCATGTAAGTTTAGATTCTGGTTGAATAACAGTTAATGTTGCTGCATCAGCTGAAAACATTAAACTTACTATAACTTGTTATTGATAGAAAAATACATATACTTTAATTAATAACTCACCTGAAAAAAATGGTAGTAAAAGATAAAACATGAGCAGGAAGTCTTTTAGAAGAAGAAACTAAAAAAGTTACTTGAACTAGATGAACTGCTACATCAACAACTCCTTTAATCAAAAGTACAGAAGTAATTGAAGAAGCTCCTATTGAAGAAGTCCAAATAGAAGAAACTGCTCCTTTACAAAGGCCAACAATAGAATGAGCTGAGCCTTTAATTAAAAGTACTGAGGTAGTTGAACCAGCTCCTATTGAAGAAGAAGTTCCAGTAGTAGAACCTACAGTTACTCCAAAGCCTTCTGTTAAAAGAACTAAAGTAGCTGCTGAAGAAGTTCCAGTAATGGAAAAACCTACTCCTATAGAATCAGCAGAAGATATCAAATCTAAACAATTAGATATTCAAGCAAAAGAAGATGATCAAATTACAAAGGATCAAGAAAAAACAATTAATTCTTTTACTTTAGCTGTTCAATCTGGTAACTTAGAAGAAGCAAGAGATTTAGCTATTAAGAATCCTGATTTAAGAGGAGTATTTAATAGTTCTATCAGAGCTACATTATGAAATAAATCTAATGTAGAATTTTTTAGTAAATTCAATTGAGCTTCAAATGATGAAATGAAATCAGCTGCTGAATCAGGTGATCTTGTTGTATGAAGTAAACAATATAATCTATTACCAGAAGAACAAAGAAGAAGATTTGAACAATTCAATAAATTAAACGCTTCTAAAAGAACTGATTTCGCATCAGACAACGCTAATATTATTTCATTAACAGATTTATGAGAAAAATCACAATGATTACCTAGTTTTGATTTAAGGGCTAAAATAGAAGAAGCAAGAAATAATCCTGAGTTACTTCAAACAAGAACAGACTTAGAATCACTACAAAATGAAATAAATGAGTTTGATGATGCTCTAGAATCATTAGAGGATGATATTATAGATACCAATCCTAAACTCCCTAGAAGTGCTATCCTTGCATTAGTATCTAGACAATCTAAAGATATAATTAGAAATAAGAATACTAAAGTAAATCAATATAATGCTAAACTAGGTACTTATAAGGATTTAAAAAGTGATATTGATATGGAACTCAAAATATTACAATTTGAATCATCACAAGAAAAAGAAATATATAAAACTAATCTTGCTATATTTGAAAAAAGAAGAGGTGAGATGAGAGAAGATGAAAAACTTGAATTTTTGGCAGAAAATAAAAAGATAGCAGCAGATAATCAATTAATAAGACAAAAAGAATTAGCTGAGTTTAATTCTAGTTTAAGAGAGAATAATAATACATGAGGTAAATATATAGATAATGGGAAATGAGATATAATTTATGTTAAGGATTGAAGGGAAGTAAGTGTTTTAACTTGATTATGAAAATCTGTATGAACTAGTGAGGACGATAACTATTCTTATCAAATCAAAACTAATGAGGATGGCACTCATACTGTATTCTGATTACCTAAAAAAGGACAGAATATATTCCAACAAACATTTGGTGCTACATGAGAAGAGTCTACAAGCTGGATTAAATGAGTATGACAAGGGAATATAACTTCTTATTGATGATCTCATGATAGATTTGAATGATTAGATATAGACGGTAATATATGAGACCCTGTATCTCTTCCAATATGAGGAAAAGTTAAAACTATGGTTAATCATCCTTTATATTGAAGAACAATGATAATCTCTACTGAGGATTGATGAGAAATAAGATTCTCTCATATGGATGAGTTTTTTATTAAAGTTTGAGAAACACTTACTAAGTGAAGTATTATATGAACTATAGGTAATACAGGTAATGTGCTTAAATTAGATTGAAATAAACCAAGTGCAGCAGAATTAAAAGCATGATTTGGTTCTCACTTAGATATTGTTAGTAAAGATTCAGATGGAAAAACGAGAAGTGCTAAACAAACTGAAGAATATCTTAATAATCTAGGTATAGAAAAAAAAGAGGTTAGCGATAAACTCTCAAGAGATCAGCAAATTTTCTTTAATCAACAACAAACTAAGTTTAAATCAGACCCACAAGTAAAAGCATTTGAATCTGCGTTAGCTTCTGGTTGAGACTTAATCAGATCTTTAGATTCTGTTAGCTGACCATGAGATGTTGCTGCTATATTCCAATTTATGAAAACTCTTGACCCTGCTTCTGTAGTAAGAGAAAGTGAATTTGCAGTTGCTGCTAATACAGCATGAGTTACAGCTAAGCCATGACTACTATTATGAAGAATATCAGAAGGTCTATTATTAAACGATATACAAAGAAAAGAATTTTGAAGACTTGCATTTGAATTTATTAAGAATAAAGGTAAGTTATATGATATAAAATATGATGATATGGCTAGAGTTCTCGCAAATTCTGATATATGATGAACAAATCTACCAACTAGAATAACAGACTTAATATGAGATTTCAAAACTAATGATATAAAAGAGATTAGCTGAAATAAGACTTATACATCTAATACTTGATTTCAGTGGGATTCTACATGAATAAAAGATACACAAAATAGCTTCTTTAAATAATAAATATATAAACATGGCAACTTGAAACTTTCTAGTAGATATATGATTACAAGAAGAGGTAGCAACACAAGCTCCTGCATGAACATTTAGTAATCAAGCTCCATATCTACAAGATATACAAAATATAGTACAACCAACTATTAATGTACCTGAAATAGCTGAACAAGAAATTGATTTGGCTAGTTTGGGTTTACAAAATATGGAAGAATTCCAAATGATGGTTGAGATAAAAGAACAATGATGAAGTTCGGATGATTTTAGAGATATACTATCTCAAGTAAGATCTGATAAAGTAGAATCAGTTAAAATAGAAGAACCAACAGATATAGAATGATTCGATATTTGAGTAACTGCATGACAAGCTATTAGTGAAACAGCTAAATGATTTAAATTTCAATCTGAAGTAGATGATAACATAGTAGAATCTGGACTAAAGTTCTTAGGGAATTTACCTGCTAATACAGTCCAAATAGCATGAGATTTAATCTCAGTTGCATCTAACCCTGTATGAACATTTAAAAGCATACAAACTTTATCAGATTCATTAGTACAATCGGGGCTTAATAAATTATTCTTAGACGAATGAGAAGAAGTATTCTCATCTGAAGAAGCAAAAGAATTAAGTTGAGTACTTTCACAGGAATTAAATAAGATAGCTAACGAACCTTGAAGAATAAAAGAATTATTAGTAGAAAATCCTGCTGATGTATTACTTGCAGTAACTTGAGGATTATCAATAGCAAAGAATGTAGCTAAATCTAAAAATCTTACTTGATTAGCTGCTAAACTAGAAACAGCTGAAAGATTGACTAATCCTATTAGAATACAAGCTGAAGCACTTAAATGATTATGAATATGAGTAAAGAAATGAGCTGCATGATTAAGTGAAAAACTAATAGATACAACACTTAAGCTAAAACCTAGTGATATTAAGAGAATAAAAAAAGCTCTTCCAGCTAACCAATCTCCTAGTAAATTTCTAATAGAAAAAGGTATTATAGATGACGTAAAAGCTTTAGATTGACAAGAAGGTATCGTAAATAAACTACAAGAATTTAACACAGATTCATTTAATAAACTTAATGATGCTGTAAAATCAGCCAAATGAGTATTTAAAAGTGATGAAGTATCTGCATGATTAAAAGCATTAAGTGATGAGTTTGAATGAGTAGCTTGAATGGAAAAGAAATTTAATGAAATACAAACTCTAATAACTAAAGCTGATACAACATGATTAACACTTAGAGAAACTCTACAAGTTAAAAGAGAAATAGATAATGCTTTAAACTTATTTAAGATTACTTGAGACTTAAAAGCATGAGCTACTAAACAATGACTTGGTAATATAAGAAGTTGAATAAGAACATTTATTGAAGAAGAAGCAAGAAGGCAAAATCTACCAGATATAAAGAATCTTTCAAATGACGTAAGAATATCGAGAGGTATAAAAGACGCATTAGTAGATAGACTAGAAACATCTGGTAAAAATAGAATAATATGATTATCTGATATAGTAGTATGAGGTTGAGCATTCGCTTGAACTGATTTATGAACAACGATTGCAATATTAGTAGGTAAAAAGATTATAGAGAGTCCTGCATTTAAAATAGCAGCTACTAAAACTCTATGATTACCTAAAAAGATAGTTAATAAATTAGATGATTTAAAATCATTAACAAAACAAGAAGGTCTTTCAGTATCTAATGCTGTAAAAGAGTACGCTACAAGTAGATGAGCTAGTATAGTAGACGACATAGCTGATAAAGTATGAGCTAGAAGTAAGTTTATAGATGAATCAACACAGTTTGATTTACTTAAAAAATGAGATATAAAACAATCCAAAGCTATAGCTGCTGAACAAAAAGCATTAAAAGCTGAAAAAGCATTCACCAAAGCAGAAAAAGCAGAACAAAAGATATTAAGAGAATGAGTTTTAGAAGAAAAGGGTTTAGGTAAGGTGAAGGCTACCAAGAGTGCCGTAAAGAAAATTGATCCTGATAGAAAATTAATAGATTTACCAACTGAAGATAGTTGATTTAGATTTACTAATTCAATATGAGAAGAGTTCTGATCTAGAAGTTCTGTTTTTAGTAGAAAAAAGGAATTCTGAAGAATGCAACCAAAAAATATCTTTAAAAAAGATGACCTAATAGAAATTATAGATGATCTTTTCATTGATTTATGAAACGTTAATTTTCTGTTAGCACAGGTTAAAAAATTAAAGAATATATTACCAGAAGATGCAGCAAAATTAACTGGATGAGCTGTTCAGAAAAAGAAGATACAAAGTCAGATAGCATGACTTAGAAAAGCAGTAGATGAGTTCTCTAAGTCTGAATTAATAGCAGGACAAATTAAAAACTCTAAAATTGCATTCAGATGATGAACTAAAAGATATAATGAATTCTTAGCTGAAAAGTTCTGACAAGGTGCTTGAGGTGATCTAGCTTGACCATGAGTATATATGTCAACAAATTTTGATGTAGCAAAATGATATGCAGATTTTGCAAGTAATGTATCATGAGATAAATGAATTATTATGAGAGTATTGATTCCTAAAGATATGAATATAGCAACTTATGTATGAAGTCAAACGGAAGAAGGAATAAAAGCAGCTGCTAATGCTGCTAGGGCTCAATGATTTAAATGATTGAGATACCCGACATCTCAATTAAAAAGACATAAATGAGCAACAAGATGAGCAGTAGATTATGTTATATTTGATCCAAAAGATGCTAAAATAATCAGCGATCTTGCACAGGATAGATTCTGAGTAATTATATGAAGATGAATGATGGAAAATATCTTAAAATGATGAGTTATTATTTGAGGTCTTGCAACATGATGATGAATAGCAGTTGCATGAGCCGAATTATTTTCTAAATAAATATTATGAATTTCTTTATTATAACATTATGAATAATCTGATTATATTTACTTATATACTTCTTATATTTTGCAGTAAAAGATAATAAAAGAAGTATAACTATCGCAATAACATATATTATTGTTATAGGAAGTATAATACACTTATTACAATATCTTGTAACTTGATAATTATGCCTAGACCAATCCCAAACACTTCTTACACTACAAGGAGTTCTCCTTCTACTGAATATGAAAGACCCAGATTCATAGAAGGTAATATATTATGTGACATAGCATTCATAACTTTAGTAGATATATCATGAGAAAGACTAGCTACATCTGAAATATCTTCTACACTTATACCTAAGATTACAACAACATATACTTAAAATTTAATTATAATATTATGGTAAAAAGAGTAACAAAAGACCTGCTCGGTAAAAGTGCTATTGTAGATGATGATAAATTTGCTATCTCAGATAGTCAAGATTTACTTGATGCATGAGACCCTGAGTCATGAAATTTAAAAAGAATAAGTTGGTGAGAACTAAAAGACTTATTTATTAATAACACTGTTACCTTTGTTGTAACTACTGCCTTTTTATCTTGAGAAATCATTGATATAACTGATGGAACTTGAGCAACAGCATGAGTAACAACAAGAACAATATGAGATACAGGGGATATAATAACTTTATGATCTGCGGCATCAGTATTTAATGCAAATGCTTCTTTTAGAGTAATTGACAATAAAACAACTGCTTTAAAAGATACAGATGTTATATGGGATTCTTCTACATCTTTTCATTTTATAAGACCATTAGAAATTTGAGAATGGTTTATTATAGAAGATGGTACAAGTTCATGAGGTGGTACTATATGAGATACTACAATAGAAGGTACATTAGATGTAACATGAGATACAACTCTTCAATGAGATGTAACAATCACATGAGACATTACTAAATCATGAAGTACCGTATGATCTGTAATTACATATGTTGATGATTCAGGTTGAGATAGTACAATTAATTTACCAACTGCTGTATGATTATTAAATCAGTCTTTTACTTATATAAGAACTGATACAAGTATAAATACAACAACTATTGATGCTAATTGAACTGAATTGATCAACAATAGCCTTACTTTTACATTTTGAAAAGGAGAATCCGTCACAATAATTAGTGATGATTCAAATTGGTTTATTATATAACTACAAAAATATGTCATACCTACCATGATTAAACGTAACACAAGTACGTTCTATTGATGATTTTCCTGCTGCTGTAGCAGGAGTAATAACTTTACCGACTGGTACTTATAGTCTTCAAGCAGTTATAGTTACTTGAAATAGATTCGTTATACCAGATGGAGCTGTAGTACAATTAAGAGGATTAGATGCCTTTATAGGTTGAATAGTATATACATGAACATGAGATATGTTCACTTTTAGTGATATACTTTCACTCAGTTTTACTGAGACATTTATGACATGTCCTACTGCTAGTAAATTATATAATGTTACTAATGCTACATTAAGTTTAGCTCAAATATTTATAATTAATACAGCTATATTTGATGTAGCTGATTGGTGATCTATTGAAAAAGTTACACAGTTCACTTGATATTTTAATGCATTTACTGATATAGGTAATTGAATAGTTCTTGATTGAGTTGATATAATTTCATTTAATCAAATTAATGTAGATTTATGGAAAGATAATACTACATCAATGTTTACCGTTGATTGAACTACAACTAGTTTTAATATGAGTAATGTAACATTTTGAACTAAGACAAATGAAACAGTTTTTGACTTTAAATCAACTTTAGTTGTATGAGCTGCTACAATAGTATGATGTACTTATGATCAAACTTGATGATGAGATTTATTTGCAGCATGAAGTAAAGACCAAACAGATGTTAATTTAAATTTCAGTGCTAATTCTAATATGCCAAGGAGTATTGTATTTGGTAATATGAATATTTCTAGTACTGAGACAGTTGCGATTGCTTCCACTTGAGTTCCTGTAGTAGTTAATGATACTACTACATCAGGAACAAATATATGGACAGAATTATGAAATACATCTAGATTTACATTTGATTCTTCTTTAGGAAGATTTACTTATACAGGAATAGAAGATATTGTACTAAATGTAATTACTAGTTCATCAGTGCAAAAGTCATGAGGATGAGCTGATATAATTTCTACATTAATTGCTAAAAATGGAACTGCAATCGCTGAAAGTATATCTACAGCACAAAGCTCAACTCCTACGAGTTTAGTTAGTATAGCTGATGTATCATTAGTTACATGAGACTTTATAGAATTAATGGTACAGAATGATTCTACTACAACAAGTATAGATATAGATGTAAGTAATTTTATAGCTAGAGGTTAATTTATAATTAAATATTAAACTATGATATCTGATATAGAAAAGAAAAAAGCTGCTAGAACAGCTCTAGAAGAATCTTGTACTGAATACTGAGAATCTTTTACAAGTTGAGATTCAGCAGCTGATTTATGTACAAAGATAAATCCACATATTACTTAATAAATAAATACTATGACATTAATTAAAAAGAATCAAATAGAGGCATTTAATAAAAGTGATGTTTGATTATGAAATGTAGATAATGTTGCGGATGCCTCTCAAACATCTACTTGAGCTTTAAATGCTTGAAGTATCTCATCTGGATTCTGAAATATAGATAATGGAACATCTACATTAAGTACATGAAATACTACGATAAATTGAACTATTAGAGCTATTGAATGATTAGAAACAAATAATCAAACATGAACTACTTATACATTAGTAATATGAGATGCTGGTAAGGTTGTTACTCTTAATAATGCTGCTGCAATTACTCTCACAATTCCAACTAATGCTTCAGTTGCTTTTGTTATATGAACAATCATAAATTTTGAACAATTATGAGCATGACAAGTTACATTTTGATGAGCTTGAGTTACAATTAATTCTAAATGATGAAATTTAAAATTTACTGCACAATTCAGTTGATCTTATTTAAGAAAAACAGCTACTGATACGTGGATATTAGTATGAGATTTATCTGCTTAACTAAAAAAATATGTATAATGCAATGATGTGAGTTTATGCTAATCAAGAAGTAGTAGTTTGACCATTTGATTGACATGCCACATTAAATAATAATATAGTTTCTTATTGGAAATCTGATACTAATTGAAGTTTTCTAGATGCTACTCCAAGTTGAAATGATGGTACTATAAACTGAGCGACTTTTACTGCTAGTTGAAAGATTAATTGAGCATATGATTATGATTGAATTAATGATTTCGTAGAAGTTGCAGATGATGCTTCATTAGATTTTGGTTGATGAGATTTTACTTTTTCTTTTTGGATTAATCCAGATAATGTAACACAAAATAACAAATGATTAATAGGTAAAAGAGATGGGACTGTATGAACTAATGCTGGATATAGTATAAGACAATTTACAACTAATATATTTGTAAGAACATTTGATGGTACAAATAATGTAGATAATACTATTACAACATGATTGACATCAGGTTCATTTCAATTTATAACAGTTACATTTACATGATGAGGAAATGTAGAAGTATTCAGGAATGCTGTTTCAAAATGAACTTGAAGTATTGCCACTGTATGAAGTATGGATTTCGCTACTGCATTATTTATATGAGCGGAAGAAATGGCATGAGCTTGATCAAATTTTTATGATTGAAAACTTGATGAAATTGCGGTTTGGAGTAGAGTATTAACAGGAACTGAAATAACAGACTTATACGCTAGTTGATCGTGACTTCAGTACTAGAATATATATTAATATAAAAATATGAAAAAATATATCACATGGAAAAGTAAAAAAATTAATGATAATTATTTTACTCATCCTAATACTTCGAACAGAGCATCTAATGAATCTAACTGAGATATAATATTTACAGAAACTTCATATAAATCTATTGATTGACGTTATATGTCTTTTGTAGAACATGATGGAGCTTTACCACAAGCAAGACTAGATTCTTTAATGATAATGGATGCTGATTTTGAATTTACATCTGTAACAGAGGAATCAATGAATGCTGATTTATTGGAAGCTTATTGAACAACTGAATGACCTTGATTGGTACAACCTATGGTTAGTGTAAGTAATTTTGTTTTTACTGATTTAAGACCAAATGAAATATAAAGAAGTTCTTTCCCCTACAAAGTATTGAAACTTAGGTATCAAGCATTCTATTCTACAGGATCAAGATAAAATACTCAGTTTTGAAGAATGAGAGTTTAAGATATATGATATAAGCTATTTAAACAATCGAAAAACAGTAAATACTATGAATATACCTAAAATAGATTTCAAACGTTATAAGGGGCTAAAATTAGAATGATTCACGTGCTTTGAAGCAATAGAATATATTTATCGTATAGAATGAATTAAAATGAATACTTGAAGATTAAAACAATACTTAATTTTGATTTGAATTGGTATACTTATATTACTTTTCTGAATATGGTTTGGTTCAAGTTTACCAAATGATATACAAGCTTTTATAAATGATCCAATGACTATATTTTTTGAAATTGATTAATTATGATACTCAATGAAAAAACTCTAAAAAGAGAACAACTACTAAAGACTAAAACTTATGATGAATTAACTAAATCAGACATAAGGTTTTTAGAAGCTCAAAAAGCAATAAATTGAGTATGAGCTGAGTGGCAAGGACCTATAGTGAGATATATACTCACTAAGGTCTTTTGTTTTCTTGAGTATAAACGTCATGATTTCACAACATGGAAGGGATGAACATTAAAAGATTTCCATAAATCTAATTATTGATTACTCAAGTATAGTTTCATTTCTATGGCCTATGATTTCAGCGTTATGCATAGAAAATATAAACGGAGTAAGATATGGAGAACCCCTTTATTTGTCTTAATAGCTATGATTAAAACTTGTCTTATAATATACGCTTATATAATATGTGAATCTGATGTTTGAAAGAAGGCTTTCAACTTCCACAAATAAAATTGCAATTTACCTTATTTAATGTACTATAAAGACAAATACCCCTAAAACTTCTGAAATGAAAGATTGTGTAACTAAAGCTGAAATGCTTGAATACTGAAAAGAGATCGTCGATAAAGAACAAGAATTAAGACATGATCAAGCTAAAGTTTTTCAACAAACTATATTAAAATGATCTGAAAGAGTTGATATGATATATGAAAAAATAGAAGATCATAGAACGGAACTTGCTTTAGTTAATCAACAACAAGGAAATATGCAAAAGGATATAGATAAAATCGCAGATTGAATAGATTTAATAAATTGAAAATTAGATAATTTACCGAAAACTTTTGCAACTAAAGAAGAACATGGTAATAACTCAAAAAGAATTAAATCAATTGAAAACGGTATATGGTGGTTTATATGAATAGTTTGAGTTGCTATAGTTTGAGCTGTTTTAAAATTAATACTTATATAAATGAAATTACGAATTGCATGGGAAATATTACTCCTACTTACTATGATACTTGTTCTAGTATCTCTATGGTCTTGAGTAAAAGTAGATGTACAACTAGACCCTAAAGAAAAAGAAAGACTTGAAAGAATTGAGTTTTGAATGAATAAAATAGCAGACCAATTATATATAGATTTAGCTGATTAATAATAAACTATGCCACTTACAAGAGAAGATAAAATAAAGAAATTAAAAGAAGCTATTAAAAAGAGAGCTAAAGACAACCAACCTCTTAAAAGAGCTTCACCAGTTCAAAGAGCAAACCCAAATAGAAAGAAATGACTTTTAAGACTAGCTAAAACTAAAACTAAAAAGACTAATTCTTAATTATTAGATTATGGATTTTCAATATATCCTATCAATAATCACAGCAATAATATTAGTACGGGCTTATTTTACTTATCCTTATTTTTAGATTATGATTACAGAATTTAGGAAGATTAATGATATTGCATTATTTTCAGCTGTTAATCAGTGAGATGATGAAAAGAGCAGAATGTATTGTACTATATACGCTCCCTTCATTAACGCTAAATACAATTGCTGAATACAATTCACAGAACAAGATATATATGAAGTAGCTTACAGACAAATACAGAAATGACTTCTAAGTGAATCTAACTGAGGAAAGATATCAGACTGAGTTTATGCAGTATTAGAATACCTAGAAGAAAAGCATTGAAGGAAATTCAATCTAACTATCTCTAAATCAGACACAGAGGTGCAAGACTGGCTCTCTCGTTGATTTGCAGTTGAAATAGGTATAAAGGTTAATTCTCAATGGTTTCCAGACTTACAAGACGGTAAAATAGATAGATTTCAAGACTATGTAAATTATAGATGAGACATAGGTCATGCAACTACAATCTACAGATGGATCGGAAGATGAGATGAACTTGCTTCTGATTACTGAAGAGAAGGTTTCTTAACATCATATGTAACTACTAAATGTACTTTTGAGGCTGATATAAAAGAAGTATTAGAGGATATAGAAATGAACACTAAATATATAATACATTAGGAATAACAACATATATAAATATAATGGAGGTATAAATGTTTGTATCTCCTACAACAAGTATTTATCTATACTTTACTTAAAAGGCATTAATTGTAGGAGATTAGTGTCTTTTTTGCTATTAAAATTATGAAAGAAATTTGGAAGGATATTAAGGATTATGAGTGAATTTATCAAGTAAGTAATCTATGAAGAGTTAAGTCTCTCGCTAGAGAAAGATATAATTGAAAATGATACTACATTCAAAAAGAAAGAATTTTATCATTATGAAAATCACATAATATATACCTAAGAATTAACTTATCTAAAAATTGATTATTAAAAATATTTGCAGTACATAGGTTAGTATGACAAGCATTTCTTTGATTGAATATAGATGATTCAAAAACTTTTGCCTGTCATAGAGATGAGACGTTAGTTAATTGATTATTAGATAATTCAAAAGATAATTTGTGGCTATGAACTCATTTAGACAACATGAAAGACAAATGAAGAAAATGAAGAAGTACATATAAATGAATATTTTGAATAGATAATCCATTTTCTAAAAAAGTTAATCAATATAATTTAGAATGATGATTTATAAAACTTTGGCATTCAATAAGGGATATTGAAAGAGAATTATGAATAGCTAATCAAAATATTTCCAAAGTATGTAAATGAAAAAGAAATCATGCTTGAGGTTTTATTTGGAAATATACATAATATCAATATAATAGATACACGTTAGTTTTAAACCTAAGTCGCCGTACAAAGGAACAAAAACTAATGAAGGTATCTCCTATCTCCTCTATCTAAAACCTAGTTGTATGAAAAAGAATCCTGCCTTAGGAACTTTGCCCTATATATTAGGGCTTTTTTTAGTTAATCTTCACAAACAATTCACATTACCCCCTTGTCAACTTAAAATATATAGATATACTTGACTTACTTAATATATAAAAGACGATTATGAGGAAAGAAAGAGAATTACAAGTGTACATGAGGAAAGAGGTGAGAAACATGAAATAT